GAAGACTTAAAAACAGGAAGGGCAAAGAACGTACAAGCTAAAAAGAAAATGATAGAGACTTACAATACAATATACAATACAAACTATCAAACTAATACTAATTGTGGTTCTTGTATATCAACTTGCTTTGATGGTATAAAGAAACTATATAAAAAATACAGCCAATGAGTTACTTAGCACACCTAAAAAGAAATAAGATGCACTACTCAAGTAGATGGGTAGTGAAATACAATGAAGACTTAGTAAAAGAAGTAAAGCTTATATACTCTCCTGAAGAATATAGAAAGTTTACTGATGCTAAACCTTTACACACACAAGACGGACTAATTAAAATACTAGAAAATGACAAAGAAAGAAGGAATCAATCCTAAGATGTTAATGAGCAAAGAAGAACTAGGAATACCTGACTATTACGTTGGTAAGGTTTTTGGATATGAAGCACGTAGAGTAGTAGAAGACTTTGATCTAAGCTACAATATGGCAACAGCTGTAAGTTATCTATTACGAGCTAAGAACAAACATAGTGATGGTGGCATACAAGATATAAGAAAAGCAATAAACCACTTACACTTTGAACTAGATAAACTACAATGACACTTTATAGTTGCAAATGTGGTAACACACAAGAAATAGGTAAACAGACTATTAGATATAGAGACAATGGCTGGAGGACAATAGAAGCTAGATGTAAATGTGGTCTATGGATGGATAGTGAACCTGAAGAAGGTATGCCTACAATTAAACGTACAGAACCATCACTAACTAAGAGAAGGAATAAACTATGGGCAGGTGCAAAAGAAAAGCTAGTAGGAGAAAGAGGTATCAATGAATCATTTGATTAATGAAGTACGTCATAAACAATAGTGAAGACAAGCAAAAGTTATTTGACTATCTAAAAGAATTAGGTAATGACTATATTGTAGATGTTAAGAAACAAAAAAACAATAGAAGCAAAATGCAAAACAATTATTATTGGGCTTGTATAGTACAACCATTAGCATCAGAGCTAGGTTACTTTCCTGATGAAATGCACGATACACTTAAAGTAAAGTTTGCTAGTGAATGGCAAAGTATAGATATAAACGAAAGACAAATAGGACTACAAGTAGTAAACAGTACAGCTAAAATGAATACTAAAGACTTTGAAGTATATGCAGATCAAATAAGGATATGGGCATTGTATGAACTAGGTATAAGACTAATGCTACCAAATGAATATGAGTAATTTCTATTATATTACAAAGATTAGATAACTGAATTAAACTGAATAAAATGGACGGAAGAAGAAACAATAAAGGAACTAAAGGAAACAAAGGTGGAAGACCAAGTAGGTCAGATGAACAAAAGCTTATAGAGAATCTAACACCTATGAATAGTCTAGCACTAGACTCACTACAACAAGGATTAGAAAAGAAAGAACAATGGGCAGTTAAGTTATTCTTTGAATACTTCTATGGTAAACCTCAACAAAGAGTTGATGTAACGACTAATGAAGAAAGTCTAAATATGCCTATCATTAACTTTGTAGAAACTGAACCTGTTATTAAACTTACAGGAATTGATACTGAATAAGAAATACGAAGAACTTTTTTCATCTAAAGCTAGATACTACATTATCACAGGTGGTAGAGGATCAGGTAAGTCATTTGCCGTTACAGTCTTTCTTACACTACTAACAATGACAGAAGGCATCAGAGTATTGTTTACACGTTTTACAATGGTATCAGCTCACTTGTCAATCATACCTGAGTTCTTAGAAAAGATAATACTATTAGGATATGAGAATACCTTTAGTGTAAATAAAGCAGAGGTAGTCAATCTAAAGAATAAATCAGACATACTATTTAGAGGTATTAAGACATCAGCTGGTAATCAGACTGCTAGTCTAAAGTCATTACAAGGTGTAAGCACTTGGGTACTTGATGAAGCAGAAGAACTTATTGATGAAGATATATTTGATACAATAGACTTAAGTATTAGAGAAAAGAATATACAGAATAGAATCATACTTATACTTAATCCTGTTACTAAAGAGCATTGGATATATAAAAGGTTTTTTGAAGACAAAGGAGTTGAAGCTGGATATAATGGTTTTAAAGACAATGTATGCTATATCCATAGTACATACGAGGATAACAGAGAAAACCTCTCAGAAAGCTTCCTAGAGCGTATTAAGACTATAAAGCATAATAACTTTAAGAAGTATCAACATAAAATTCTCGGAGGTTGGTTAGACAGAGCAGATGGTGTAGTATTTGATAATTGGAGTATAGGAGAATTTAATCCTGATAACTTACAGACATCTTGTGGTATGGACTTTGGTTTCTCAGTTGATCCTGATTCATTGACTGAAGTAGCAATAGACAAAAAAAGACAAAGGATATATCTTAAGGAACATATATACAAGAATGGTTTAAAGTCAAATGAACTAGCACAGATAATACTAGACAAGGTAGGTCAGAAGCTTATCATAGCAGACTCAGCAGAGCCACGTCTAATAGCAGACTTAAAGCATTTAGGAGTAAACATCAAACCTGTTAAGAAAGGAACTATTGAAAGTGGTATAACACGTATGCAAGACTATCACTTAGTAATAACACCTGAATCAACTAACATAGCTAAAGAGCTAAATAATTATATATACAGCGACAAGGGTTCTAAATTATATCACGATTCATACAACCACGCAATAGATGGAATAAGGTATAACGTAATCTACCATTTAGACAATCCAAACGCAGGAAGGTATTATGTGCAATAAAAAAAGGGCAGCATAAAGCGTACCCTAATTATTAACTAAAACTTGGCAAATATAACATTTTAAACTAAATATCAACAATTTCTATTATATAGTATATGAAGGTAAAGATTAAGAAGAAGGGAAAAGTAAAAGAGTTCAAGTTAATTAACAAGTGGGAAGACGTAACATTAGAGAAGTGGATAAAACTTGTTGATTATCATAAACTTAGTAAAAGTGAAGAAGCTTTAGAAACTATAAAAGAATTATCTAACATTCCTAAGAACCTAATAAAGGAATTGGAAATAAAAGATATTGCTGTTATAATGAGTAAAGTTGCTGAGCTACAACAAAAGCAAGATAGTTCTTTAAAAAGGATAATTGAAATAGATGGTAAAAGATATGGTTTTCATCCTGACTTAGACTCAATCACATTAGGAGAATGGTCAGACTTAGAAACTATGATAAAGATGGATGTAGAAAAGCATTTACCTGAAGTTATGGCTATACTGTATAGACCGATAGTAGAAGAACAGAATGACATCTATACAATTAAAGCGTATGATGGAGATATAAGCATACGAGCCGAACAGATGAAGAAGATGTCAGCTGAACAAGTGCAAAGTGCATTGGTTTTTTTTTACACTTTAGGGAACGAATTGTTACTGACTTTGCCATCATTTTTGACGGAACGGCTGAAGGAAATGAAGGAGCAGTTGCAAGCGAATCCTTCGCAGAAAAGTGGGGTTACTTTGGAATAATGTATAGATTGTGTAATGCAGATATTTCAAAATTAGAACAAATAACAAAGCTTAACCTATTAGAAGCATTTACTTGGTTAAGTTATGAAACAGACTTAGAGTCGCAAAATAAAGTAAAATATGGCAGTAAGTAATAAGACATACAATACCGTAATAAACACAATATGTAGATTAGGAGAGTATCATCAGCAAATATCTACTGTATCAGTTGGAGACATCTATGACATCAACTTAGAGAAGATGGAAAAGTTTCCTTTATTACATATCAATCCTTTAAACGTATCAACAGGAGATAGTGAGTTAGTATATAACTTTCAAATCTTTATTATGGATATGGTAAGTGAAAAGTCTACTTGGACAACAGCTCAACAAGCTGCTTTAACTAAATTAGTAAACACTAAAACAAACGAGCAGGAGGTATGGAATCAGACGTTAGATATAGTTACTGATTTTATAGGTATGTTAAGACATAGTTCAAGACAATCACTTGAAGGGGTTAATGATATTAATGCACCAATATACTTTACACAAGATCAATTCACAATAGAACCATTCCAAGAAAGGTTTGACAATCTTTGTTGTGGTTGGGTGTTTCAGATAGGTGTTAAAGTAATGAATGACTTTCAGACTTGTGATATACCTGTTACTGATTTGGGAGCTGGTTACTAATGATTGAGATACTAAAGAGATTAAATAAGATAAAAATAGGCAAAGTAATAATAAAAATAATACCACCAACAATAACAATTAAAATATAAAATATGGCAGATTTAGTAACAACATTATCAGAATCAGTAACCTTAAATAATTCACTAAGGGGTTCTACAAACTCAGTAACTACAACAGGAATAAATGATGTATTTGAAAGAATAGTATTATGTACTACGGCACAAGAAACAACAGTATGTTCTTTTGCAGCAAGTCCTTACACTTCAGTAGGTGCTTTAGATGTAGATAGAACGAAGTATTTTAGAATCACTAACTTGAGTACAACAGCAAATATAGAAGTAGCTTTTGTAGGTACTGCTACATTATATCAAGTATTAATTACTCCAGGTAATTCTCACGTTTTAAGTCAAGCAGAAGCAATACTTTTAGCAGAAGCAGATACAACTCCTAGTTTTGGTACTTTAGAGAATCTTGCTAAGGTAACAGTAAAACCTGTTGGAGAAGCAGATGCTAGAGTAGAAGTATTTGTAGGTCTTTCATAATGAAAACTGATAATATAGAAAAGTATTTAAACAGCTTTGGTAAGCAAGTAGTTAATAGAGCTAAGGGTAATCTACAAAAAGCAGGTAAAGGTGGAAACTTAGAAAACTCTATAACTTTCAAAGTAGTTACTGAAGCTGATGGTTTCTCAGTACAATTCTATATGGATAGCTATGGTACATTTGTAGATAAAGGTGTATCAGGTACAAAAACAAAAAGAACTTTTAAAGATTACAAAAGTAAAACAATATCAAGTCCTTATAAGTACACAACTAAACAACCACCTAGTAGAGTATTAGATAAGTGGATAGTTAAAAAAGGTATAGCACCAAGAGATGAAAAAGGTAGGTTTATGTCAAGAAAAAGTATATCATTTTTAATTGCAAGAAGTATTAAAAGAAATGGTATTCAAGGTATAAGCTTCTTTCAAAAACCTTTAGGATTAGGTTTAAAGCAATTTGGTAAGGACTTATTAGAAAATGTAAAAGAAGATATAATAGAAGGATTAACAACAGTAAACTAATGGCAAACTCAATAATAGAACAAGCACCTTTATATGGTTTTTTACCTGTCGGTCAGGAAATAATATATGTAGTATCTAATGCAACAGCAGTAGCAACTGAAACTAAAGTTAAATTTGGTGTTGAGGTTCATATAAGTTCTAATGTAATAAATGTTGCAACTACAACAGATGTGATAGGTACATTCAAAACAACTCCTAACAATGCAGGTGTAGGTATATTTGATTTAAGAAACATTATAGAAAACTATGTTAAGTCTGATAATATGGCTTATGATGGTAGTGAATACAAAGGTACTACAACAAGTTCAGATGATAGACACCCTATACATATAATAGATAAATTTTCACAAAATCGTAATGTAGTAAGAAATATGCAACTACAATTCTTTGTAGAGTATCTAGGGGCTACTGATGTAGCAGGAAATCAAGATGACAATGTTGTAAGGAGAGCAGTAGGAACTTCAGTTAATTCAGATCCTTATGTTATATTTAATGGCTACTTAAATTATACAGATGTATTGACTATTCAAAATTCTAATTTCGGTTATGATTTAACAGATTTTAAAATAGGTAGTTCAAGTAGAAAGTTCTTAACTAATGCACCAAACACTTTATATGCTAATGGTAGTGATTATGGAACTTTATCTTTTATAGTAGAAAATTCAATAACATATACATTATTAAACAATATTACTTTTGATTATTATGATTCATCAGGTTCATTATTAAGTACAGAGACTGTAACTACGGATGTTGCAAATGGTGCTTATACTTTATGGGGTGCAAGTTCTATTAAGCAAATTCTTCACGTTGGTTGTTATCCTGGTAATAGACAAAATACATCAGCAACATTTAGAGGTTATATTACTGCTGGAAGCGTAGCATACTATGATGTTTATTTAGATGGTGTTGCTCAATATACAGAAAAGAAAAGAATATATGTAAACTGTCCTAATCAAAAAGGTTATGAAAGCATACGTCTTACTTGGCTTAACCAATGGGGTGTATGGGATTACTACACATTCACTCAGAAATCTATAAGAAGCACATCAACACAAGGTTCTACATATAATCAATTAGAAGGTACTTGGAATGAAGGAAAGTACAGAATAGATAGTTATAAAGGTGGCAAGAAAGCATTTAGAGTCAATGCCACAGAAAGAATAACAATGAATACAGACTTTGTAACAGAAGCAGATTCAGTAGTCTTTGAGGAGCTTATAAATAGTCCTGAAGTTTATATGCTAAAAGGTTACCAAACAGATATAACAGATTCAGCACTTAATCAATATGTAATACCTGTAAGACTTACAACATCAAGCTTTACTAAAAAGACAATAGCTAATGACAAGCTAATGCAGTACACTTTTGAAGTAGAGAAAAGTAAAACATTAAGAACACAATCTATATAATGAGTATTCAACTAATAGTATATCCACAAAGTTTTAACGGACAATATAATTCTATATCTACCACTTCAGGAGAGTTTGTTGTTGATGGTACAAATTTTAACTCAGTAAACACTTCATCAAGTTATGATAGTTCTTCAACTACTAATGTTATTTTAGATACTTTAACTAATGCACCACCATCTATAATTAACACTTGGTATAGATTTAGAAGTACAGGAGCAGGAACACCTACACTACCAAGTGCTACTTCAGGAAGTTTAACTTTATATTCAACAACAGGAACAACTCAATCAGGAATATATCAGAAATTGTCTAATTTATCTGTTGGAACAACTTATGAAATAACAATAGACATATCTACAACAGGTGCTGGTTATATTATACCAAGTGTATATAATGGCACAACACAAATAACACAACCACTTTTTTTAGCAAATCAAAGTCAAATTACACATACTTTTACTGCTACAAGTCAAACAAATACTTTATTAGTTGCTTATTTTAATACCACAGTAGACAATATAGTAATAAGTAATATATCAGTACAACAACAAGGAGTTACACCTTCTACAACTTATACAAACTTAGAAGATGGTCAAGTTATAGTAGACCTTTATGAAGATGAAGATATACCTTTAAGCTTAAGTGTAGATGACTTTAAGAATGTAGCTGAAAAAGTACAGTCATATTCAAAAGCATTTAACTTACCAGCTACAAAAAGAAATAATCAAATCTTTGACAATTTATTTGAGATAACTAGATCAGATGATGGTGTAGTGTTTAATGCTTACGTTAAAACTCAATGTATCTTAAAGCAAGATGGTTTTGTTTTATTTGAAGGATATTTAAAGCTAATAGACATACAAGACAAGGTTGGAGAGATAAGTTATAATGTTAATTTATATTCTGAAGTAGTTGCTTTAGCAGATGTTTTAAAAGACAAGAAAATTAGTGATTTAGATTTTAATGAATTAAACCATCAGTATAATAAGGATAATATTAAAAACAGTTGGAATAGTAATTTAGGTTTAGAATTATTATCTCCATTACCTACTACTAGCTTTGCTTATAATGCTGGATTAGGAATTAACAATACAGATGTATTAAAATACCCTTTTGTAGATTGGACAGGTCAAATAATTATATCAGATGGCTCAACAGGTAATAATGCAACATTAAACTATCCTGAGTTAGCTATATTAGAACAAGCATTTAGACCTTGTATAAATCTTAAATATATAATTGAAAAGATATTTGATCCTACTCCATTTAGTTTTACAAGTGATTTTTTTGATACTGCTGATTTTCTTAATTTATTTATGGACTTTAATTGGGGTGGTGCTACTACTCCTACTATAACTAATGTAAATAATTTCTCAGGTATTTGGGCAAAAATAATATCAGGAACAATCAATCCAACAGTATTAGCAGGTATTGGTAGTTTTAATAATTTAGTATTATTTCCTAATCCATTTGGTAATACTAATCAATTACCTAGTAGTTATAATACAACTACAAATATTATTACAGCAGCAGTAGATGGAGAAAACTACAATATGTCAGGAACTTACAGAATTGAAAATACTTCAGCATCTGCAACACAGACTGTTGAATGTCAATGGCTTAAAAATACAACAGTTATAGCAACACAAACTTTAACTATTTCTCCTTCTTCATATTCTGATTTTGTATTTAGTTTCAATGAAATACTTTTATCAGGAGACACATTACAAGCACAATTTAAAAATAGTAATCCATCAGCTTCTCCTGTTGTAAGAATGATGGAAACTAGCACAACGCCTACATCAGTAGTTAGTTTTAGTATAAATACAGCTGCTATTACTTCAGAAACATTAGTAGAAACATTAAGAGGAGAATTAGGACAGTGGGAGTTCTTAAAAGGTATAATGACTATGTTTAATTTAGTATCTGTACCTGACAAGTCAAACCCTAACAACATATTGATAGAACCTTATGGAGATATGTTCATAGATAATGCTAATAGCACTGCTTTAGATTGGACTGATAAGATAGATGTATCTGAAATGAAACTTACACCTTTAACTGATTTAAACAAGAATACTATCTTTAAATTTGTAGAAGATGATGAAGACCAAACTTTTAAATTATACAAAGAAACAACAAGTGGCTCTTTATATGGTAGTAAAGAGTTTGATGCTTCAGGTTTTACTATACTAGAAGGAGAAAAAGAAATAATAGCTGAACCATTTGCTACTACAATACCTAAACCATTATTTGAACAATTTAATGATTTTGTTACTCCAGCAATATTTACAGCTAATGATAATGCTACTGAATT